CAAGGACACCTTCAACTGTCTTCTTAGCACCCTCAAGTTCCATTCGCCCCTCATGGAGCATTGCACAGCCTTGCTTAATAAAGCCAACTGCACCTTGCGCCAACATGAGGAGAGAAAAAGGATCAATGGTTTACTCCTATGGCCTATTGGGAGCCATATTGTTGAGTTCAATGCGAGGGTAAGCAGAGCCATCACTTTGAGTTGTCGTGGCAATAGCACCCCTTGTTAATTCAACTTCTGTTGGAGTCAAATTACGGAAAAAGGCTTGCGTCTTATTACGGGCTTCTGGACTCAGTTTTGCCATCATTGCACCAACAATGCCTTCTGTGTCTTTCTTAGGGATAACTTCTAAGAAATCAGCAAGTTTCTGTGGGTTCAAGGTTAGGTCTGAAACAAGATCATCCAAATCCTTTTGACTTCCACGCTTTAGATAGTCCAAGGCAGACTTTGCAAGACTAATTTTTGCGTTAAGCAATGTAGGGATTTCCTCGCCAGAGCCAAAAGCGGTAGGCTCTTGACCTCTTACTTGTTTACCAGCCTCAAAAGCCTTTTGCTTTCTAGCCAAGTCAGCCCTAACGCCTTCAACAGATTTGATTTGCTGTGGGGTTAAGAAGTCAGCCAAAGTTTCGTATCTTTGAACACCAGTTGTGCGCTTAATTAAAGCACTTGCGTTATCTACCGCATTGGCAAACACACCAGCCTTCTCTACGTCAGCCAAATTTAGGCTTAACTTGTCAACCAAGGTTTGTCCAACCTCCATTTGGTTAATCTTTTTACTGTGATCAGCAAAATTAGTCAAATAGTTAGACCATAAGTTAGTACCAGATGCCTTGTTTATAGAGTCATCAAGAATCTTCTTAATGGTAGATTCAACATTAGTTGCTTGTGCGCCAAATGATTGATTTCGTTGTGTCAAGAACGCACGAATATCATCGCCAATTTCTTTTCTTACTTGATACAAGTCAAGGCTGTTTATGATGCCATTTTCATCAGTAAGTGAGCCAAGTTTTGTTTTGAGGCTGTCCAATGAAGTCGTAAGCAATGTATTTGCTCTCTCGCCTGGCTTTTGTAGGCTTTGCTCAATTCTTGTCAACAATGGTAATGTAGACAAAGGATAGAACCCTTCATCAGCAACGCTTTTTAACTGAAGTTGTTTAAACGCAAGTTCAGACTTACGCTGTGCAATTGGGTCAGCAAACTCTTGCACTGCACCAGACAGGCTCTTAGCAAGTTCATAGTTGCCTTTATAGCGGTCAGGAAACTTCATTGGCATACCAGCAACTGCGCCTATTTGACCTCCTTGTGGGGCTGTTGCTTCACGAACTCCTGCCTGTGCTTCTCCTGTTGCCGCCCTACCTTGCGCTCTAAGGTTTTCAATAAGTTGTGCTTCTCTCTGTGCAACATCTGCCTGTAGTCTAGGGACATTTTGACCAAACACATTGGCTTGCTCAAGTGCTGTTTCACGCATAGGAGTTGTTTCAGCAGTTCTTAGGCGTTTTGCCTCTTCTAAGTCTGCCTTAGTGCCAAATGCTGATGTAAGTTCGCCTTTTCTTGCCGCCGCTTGCTCTTTCGCTCTTTCTGCAAACTGAGGTGCTGTGCGAATTTGGCTTGCAAGACGCTGTTGCTCTTTGATAAGACCAATAGCAGTAGGACTTTCAGCAAGTGCTTCAGCAGATGTTGGCTTGCTACCAGTAACAATTTGCCCTGCATTACGCAAAGCGGCAATAACCTCATCTTTTCTTGGGCCAGCCAACTCATTTATGTATTTACGAGCCGCTTCCATTTTGTTTGCATCTGTGATTGGCAAAGATGAAACATAGTCTTTAACTTCTTTAAGGACTTTTGAGGCTACTGGTATAGCGCCACCAATAATGCCACCCAATCCCATGTTAAACAACTTGTCTGACAGATAAGATTCTTCTGACGCTCCACTAGGCATTATTCCACCCTGAACAACGCCACCAGCCATTAACCTGCTTACACCAGCAGTAGGCAATAGTCTGTTTAAAGGTGAAAATACAGCACCTGCAAGTTCTGGAACATCAAAACCTTCTCTGCCAGCCGCTTTTTTAAGCGTTTCGGAGGCAAGTTGTTCTTGTTGAACATTTCTTATTGCTCCCTGCTTGACAGCCTGACCAAACAAACCAGTTCTTGCTAACAACTCATTTACGCCTAATGCTGGTTGAATTACAGCGCCACGCAAAAGACTGTAAGTAGGTGAAATCAACTCAGCAAATTTGTTTCTTTGTTGAGCAGGTTGTTGCGCTACTGGTTGTTGAGGTGCATTTTGTTGTGCTGATGTATTTATTCCCAATGTTGTATAAAACTGTTCTTTTGGAATATCAGAATAAAATTTAGAACGGAAAGCATCCGCAAGTTGAGTATCCGTCAAATCAGAATATTGAGGATATTGTTGACGAATTTCGGCTATTGTTGCCATATATATTCCTTTTTACTTGCGGATACCTAATGGATCAGAATTATCGTTCTTTGGTGCAGAGGAGCCTCCACCATAAGCAGAAATACCTTGTGAAAAACGTCTGCGCTCAATGCCATCCAAAGTGGTAACTTGTGCTTTTTTAGCAGAATTTACAAAGTTATTCAATGACTCAAGAGTAGTCTTTGTGTCATTTTTACCATATGCGGCAATCAATTCATTTGCAAAACGCAATACGTCCTTATCTGTCTGAACGCCTTTAGCGGCATCAGTTTTAAGGTTTGTTGCATTTTGTATCGCCCTTTCTAAATTTGCATAAGCACGACTTTCTGGCGTTGAATTACCAGTAGCATTTGCCAATTCATACCTTTTGTTATTAATTGGCCCAAGTTCAATAGGTGCTTTACCTGTTTGTGGGTTAATTTGTAATGTTTGGATAACTGGTTCAAGACTATCAACCTGTGCCTTTAGGTTATCAATCAACTTAAAATCGTTATCTTGTTCTTTTTGCAACGCTGGTTTCAATGGCTGATTGGCAAACAACTGCTTTTTAAGATCAAGAGTGCTTAAAGCAACATCATTTCTCATCTGAGCAATCATTGCATTTGAGTCTGCTTTCATTTGTGCAATTTGAAGGTTTGTTGCTCCTTGCATTCTTGCAGTTTCAATTCTTGCATCTGCCGCTACTTTTGCCGCATCTATTCTTGCATCGTTAGTTAACTTAATACCTTCTAATCTTGTTGCGTTTGCATCTGCGGCTCTTGAACTTGACTCTAAAACAGCCAATATCTTGTCTGGACTGCCAAATTTAGTAACAGTTCTCAATACATCTGCTTGTGTAGCACTTGGGCCAAGATTCGCCAACTCAGAACGCAATTTTTCTTCTTGTTGGATTGACAAGGTTTCTTTTTGTGTTTTAGCCCGTGCAAGACCAAGTTCTTGAGCCTTTTGTGATAAACCAAAAGCAACATCAGGATACTGATTTCTTATTGCACCAGCCGCTTGCATCAAGCCTTCAGGTGTAGTTACATCAAACTGTTGTCCAAGTGATTGGATAGCAGAAATCTTCTGCAACTGTGGGTCTTGACCACCCAAAGCACCTACCAAACGATTAGCACCATACATGATGCCAGTTCTAGCCCTTGCCATAGGATCAAGTTGTGCCAACTCAGCCGCTTGTCGCAATGCTTGTTGATTTTGTTGTTGTTGGTACATCTCAGGATTCATACCAAACAAACCGCCTACTATTGAATCTTGTGCCATTTGTTTATTCCTTTAAAAGGGTGCAACATACCCAAAAGGGTCTGAATAGCCTTGCGTACTTCCATAACTTCCATAGTCCAAAGGGTTCGTTGAATACGAATATGGACTGCCACCACCACCACCAAACAACCTCATAAGGTCTTTATTCGTCCCTGCACCAATTAAAACATCAGAGAATGGATTGTATGAATTGGCTTGATAGTTATAACCAGACGCATTTCGTGCGCCTTGCGTAATAAACTCACCTGCCCTTGCGCCAGCAGTTGATGCTCTACCACCTAGTTCAGAACCAATTTGTAATGGTTGTTGTCCTAGTTTCTCAATATCACTACTTGTTCCCAAGTACGCCTTGAATGGGTCTAATGCACCAACTTGACCAGTTTGATAGCGATTAAGTATGTCAGCACCTGTGCCAAACAATCCTGCACCAAAGGCAACTTGTCGTTGACCAGCCTCTTGTGCTTGAGTCGCCAACTGTGCATCTTGTTGTGCCAATGCGTTGTAATAGGCTTCCATTTCAGGAGTTGTAGCACCCAATCCTTGCGCTCCACTTGGTCTAGCACCAGTAGCACCTACTGACAATCCACCACGACCTTGTTGATAGAGTTGGTTTTGCAACTGAGACATCTGTCTCTCACGGCTAGGCGCAAGCAAATCTTGCTGTCTTGTCATGTACTGTTGAGCAACTTCTTCTGGAGTTTGAGCCAAATATTTCTGACCAAGGTTAAACAAACCAGTAGCCGCACCAGTTAAGGGAGCGTATTGCTGTCCTGCTTGTTCTGCTTGTGTTAATCCAGTACCACTCAATGCCATCAAACGATCTTGATAGGCTTTTAACTCAGGAGATAACGTATAACTAGCACTTAATCGCCCAGATGGGTCACGTTCAAATTTAGAAAATCCAAATTTAGTCGTTATATCCACTGGTGTAAAACGAGCCTCTTCTGCCGCTCTCTCTGCCGCTCTTGTTTGTGCGTCAGCACTATAACGAGCCGCATCAGCCGAAGATTCTCCACCTAATAAACCACCTACAAGGTTAATACCCGCAGATATTACGGCAGGGTTAGAAAAAAATGACACTGGCATATTTATTCTCCATTTATCAAAACTTTATCCACTTTAGACGGGTCTTTCTCGTCTGTTGCATGGATACAAAACCAAACACAATCTGTAATTGCCTTAACTCCATGAGTTAGACCTGACTTAATCTCAATACACGCTGGCGCATCAACAATGTCAATTTCATCTCCACGCAATACAGCAACCTTACCTTTTGCCAAAATAGACAAATGACTGTAATTGTGAGTATGCTTCAAGATAGCCTGTCCAGCATCAAATGCCATTTCCTTGGCATACAGTCCATCAGAGAAATGATGCGTAATCATCAATACTTGCCTTCCGCAAACACATTCACAAATACAGTCTCGTCTTCCAATGCCTCAATCTCATGCCATTCATTAGCCTTGAGGTTTATCGGTTGCGTGTACTTATCAATCACTTTCTCAACTCCTTCTTTACGAATCACACAACTTCCTGAATGACACATGGTCAAATGGGAAAATGTATGACTATGACGTACTAATCCATCACCTTTATTGGCATGGAATACATTGAAAGTTGCACCATCATAGGTAACTTGATGCGTGATTGTTATTTGTATTGGTGTTTCCATTTGCATACTTATTTATTTAATTTGAAGTCTTGATCGCTAATAAATTATTAGAACCACTTAGAAAGCCAACCAGAGCATAAGTGCCAGAGCAAGGGAAAGAAGTGCTACCTGCCGCCATAAGTCCAGTACAAGCATCGTATGAGGAGTTGGTTACTCTTAAAGCAGAACCAGCAAAAGTAGAGCCTGGCGATAATGCGCCAACATTGCTAGGTATTTGTCCAATTGCATAACTTCCAACTGCATTAAAACTCAAAGCAATTGCGCTAATGGTCACAGCACCTGTTGCGGCAGACACAGCAATACCTGAACCAGCCACAGCAGATGTAACGCCTGCACTACCAGATGTCCATGTTGTGCCATTGGAAACTAAAACATTGCCAGCGGTGCTAGGCGCAACAAACTGCACAGCACTCGTTCCATTGCCCAAAACCACATTGTTTGCAGTAAGAGTAGCCGCACCAGTACCGCCTTGAGCAACAGTCAACGCAGTAGTCAAACCAGTAATTGAGGTAATGTCAGAGTTAGCACCAGAAGATGCCGCACTCAAGTTGGTACGGGCATTTGCCGCAGTAGATGCACCAGTACCACCATCAGCAACCGCTAAATCAGTAATACCAGTAATCGTTCCTGCGCTAATCGCAACAGTTGGTATGGTTACAGTACCAGTAAAGGTAGGCGATGCCAACTCTGCCTTAGTCGCAACAGCAACAGCAATGTTGTCAAACTCTGTATTTATCTCTGTACCCTTAACAATCTTTAATGGATCACCAGACGCAAGATTGTCTTTGGTAGCAAAATTTGTTGATTTCACATAGTTTGTCATTTCTTCTCCTTAACTTACTCTGCCACGTTTAGATTGAATCTCAATCTTCTGAATAGATAGTTCATTACCTGAAATATTAGTCTCATAGCCAGTTTGGACAACCTTGCCAGAACCACTTGCATTGACTTTCAGGTTTTGCAACGAAACACCATCTGAATACTCGTTAGTCACAGCAGGTTGAGCGTGTACTGCCGTATGCGTACCACTTCCCGCTGTTGTCGTGTTGATCGCTGAACCACCAGATGTCAAAGACAGATTACAAGTAGTTGTAGAGACATTAACGCAGTAATATGTTGTTCCTGTACTTAAACCTGATGGCAAAGTTCCAGTAGTTGTCAAAGTTATTGGATTGTTCAACACAAATGAAGAGCCATCAACAGATGTGATAACCGCAGGGCTTGCATTGGTTATCGTCACAACCTGATTGTTTGGATTGTTGTACTCTGCAACCCCATACTCTGACGTTCCTTGTGTCGGAATATATGTTGTTGCGGCTAAGTAGTTAGTGGAGAAGTCAAATCCCCACTTCATCGTTACAAACTGGTTTGAGCCACCAATAGCAACAATAGTTAGTTTTTTCAGGATAGATGTAACCGACTGATCGCCTAGATCAGCATGGTTTGTGTAGTACAAGAAACGATAATTACTTGTGTAGTCTAAATACGTCCCATACTTTCCAATATATCCATTCTTGCCAATCAGCAAGTCACCATTTCTACGGGAGAGCAAAGCAGTTGGCTCAATAGAGTCCCATGTAGTTACCCTAAATGATCCATCTTGCAACTGCAATCTTGTGTCAAAGCAGAACACTTGCTTAACCAATGGGAAGGTTATCAGGTAGAAAGCATCTTTTTCTGAATAAACAGCCTTTAGATTGGCTAGAGTCTCGCCAGCAATTGTGGATAACAAGTCGTTGCGTACATTCTTAGACAAGTCTCCCAATGGGGCTGACTTCTCAATAATCGTTCTAGCAAACGAGCGTATGCCAGAGTTAGACAAGAAGAGAATGTCCTTACCAGTAGAAGCAATCGTATCCCTTGCTATACAACCAATACCACCAACTGTGTCACTCAAAGTCATGGTAGATGGCGTAGTTGCATTGGCATATACCAAGATTTGACGCTTGCCAAAGATGATTAGAAAGCCATTGTGAGCCGCTAATCCTGTAATCTCATCTGCCCCGTTAGGCCATACTCTGTCTACATTCAAAGAACCAGCAGTTCCAGTAGACCAAACATGACCAGCCAACAAGTCAGAGAAGTAAACAGTATTGTTTTGTGTTGGTACACCTGCCACCCACAAGCGACCATAAGCCGATATAGCGATGTTTCCATTCGGAACAGTAGCAACATACCCTGACTTCTCAGAAATACGTCTATACGTGGTTGCACTTACAGTAGGGTCAAAGATTAAAGGATCATGCCCTGCTTGAAAGAAGTAGGTTATCGCATTTAAGGATGTGCAGTGCCAATTGTTTGCTGTGATGGTAGGGGCTGTACCCCCTCCCCCATAGGTCAATTCTGAAACAGCGTTCGAGCCATCCAACTTAAATAACTTGTTGTTACCAGAGAACAACACAGTCAAAGTGCCATCAGCCTGAACTAACTCATGTATTACGCCAACATCATTTGCACCCAAAGCACCAGATGAGGAGTTAACCCTTGACCAACCTTTGCGTGAGCCAATGCGTCCATATTGGTCAATCACACAATTGGTGGCGACAAGAGCAAACCCTTGATTCAAGTCCAAAGGCGAGTCTTGGGTGTTTAACCCGTAGAAGCCTGGGGCTGAGATGCTAGAGGTTTGGATTGCTTGGCTCATACCGACACAAACTCCCCCGTCTCAGGATAACGAGTACCCTCAAGAGCGATATAGTCTGACAACATTGATCTATACAACGCATAAGCCTCAGAGGAAGACAATCCACCATCCTCGCCACGCTCTACCAAAGCACGAGCATAGGCATTTTGAGCCACCAAAGTATCAGGCACTTTCACCACAGTTGCATCAGCAGACAAAGTGGCTTGCGGGATAACTAAAGCAAATGGGATGCTATACACGCCATCAGGACGAGGATATAGCGTTACTTTGGTGTCGTAACTACCATCTACGCCATCAAATGCGTAGTACGCAGGGATGCCGTTTACAGGGGTGGAGAAGTTCTGATAGCGGTTCATAGTGGCAAAGTCGATATTCTTCATACCGATATTGCTTGTGACGTTTAGAACATCTTGAACTTGGAACTTCTGACCAGCACCAGTTAGAGAATAGGAATATGTCCCTGAAGTGGTAGACAAGGTAATTGTCGTGCCAAGGACATTCCAAGCATAAGCATCTTCAACCTGACGCTTTGCATCATTGACAAACTTGCCAATCAGGGTTGAATAGATAGTCTCTAGGTTGGTAGATACAGTTGGTTCACGCAATCGAACCAATACATCGTTAATCAGTTCTAAATAGGTCATGCTCTAGTCAACCCCACTTGTTCAAATGTTGCTATAAAACTGAATGTGCTTCCAGACTCAGTAGTTATTTTGAGTTGATCGCCTTCTTCTAAGACAATGTAAGCATTGCCATCAAACTGCAAATAGTTCTTTGATGTAAAGTTGTATTGAGTCAATATATCAATAGTCGTAGCAAGGCTTGCGTCATACCATTGAACAGTTATATGTTTGGTAGACCCGCCTGTATTGTGTATATACATTACAGTGAATTTGGCGTAATAGCCCGTAGGACAGGTATAGACTGTTGTGTCTACTGCCGCTGTGGGACTAACTCCAACTGATATTGCTCTCATTTTGCCTTTGCCTTATTCCTTGCGGAAATTGACTTGGCTTTTGCCTTTGCGTCAGCCTTGGAAGAAGCACCCCAAGCCTTTAGCGAAAGAAGCAGTCTAGTTG